CACTAGGTAACGGAATGTTTCAGTATATCACATAATGTTACAATAGTACGATTAGGGGTTGACATGTATCATAGAATGTGTAAAACTATATATGTTAGTTAGGGTAGGGTCACTATAAGTGATACATGTACAGTGATACACTTACAATCACATATAATAATCTCTTAAATATATAGTAACTATAAATATACTATAAGTACACACGTACAGTGATACACTTATACTGTATGTCTCCGAAGGTAACACTTGTAAATGAAATATCGCTGTAGGCGAGTCTCTTTATTATTTGTACAAATTAAGTATTGACAATGGCAAAGAAATCAGTAAAACTATATACAGACAATGTTCTTGAAGAATTTTACCGACACGTATTAGATGGTAATCTTGAAGACTTACATATTCCCCATAGTGATGTGTTTTATGTAAAAACTGCAGTGGAGGCCCACTACGGTCGTAAATTTACGTTAGAGCATGTAGAGTGGGCTATGAGAGCAGAAGGTTGGACTGACGAAAAATGAGTATACCTGAAAGAGTTAAGAATAAGATGAAAGAGGAAGGACTCTCTGGTGTTAACAAACCTAAGAGGACACCTAAGCATCCTAAGAAGTCACACGCTGTAATGGCTAAAGAAGGTGACACATATAAATTTATTAGATTCGGACAGCAGGGTGTACGTGGTGCTGGTAAGAGTCCTACAACTGCAAAAGACAAAGCTCGTAAGAAGAGCTATTACGCAAGACACAATGCTCAAGATGCTAAGCCTAGTAAGCTAAGTGCAAGATATTGGTCGCATAAAGTTAAATGGTAAGGAAACCGTATTATGATTAAAGGACTTTTAAGCTTAATTAAAAAAGCTAAGACACCGGGCGCTGTTCGTAGCGCTGCAAGTGAAGCCCGTCAAAAGGTTTTAGATAACCCCAGACTAACAGGTGAAAAAGAAAAAAATGCACTATCAGAACTTACTGCATTTAAAAATAAACTTATTGATGAAATGAAGAAAAAAGATGCAGCAGCTACTAAACCTAAAGGGCAAAAACCTAAAGATCCTGATAAACGTAGACAAAGTACTGAAGAGCGTCAAAGTGCTGCTACAGGTAATGTAAGTGGTATTACAACTACACAGAAAAATAAAAAAGAAGGTGTAGGTTCTATGGTAGCATATACTAGTATGGAACGAGGTAAGGCTGTTGCTAAAGCAGGTCGTGATCTTCGTGCTGGTAATATTACAGAGGCTGAACATAAAAAAATTCTTGATGCAATTGCTGAAGCCAATAAAAAAGAAGTAGATAAAGCATCTATACGTGCACAGCAACGTGCTGCGGATGCAAAAATGAAACCTGTATCACTGGCCCCGCCCATGAATTTTAAACGTGGTGGTAAAGTTACTAAGGGTCACGTAGATATGCGTAAAGGTGGCTTGTTCTACTAGTGAGCATAGAAAGTGATATACGGGATTGGTCACGTAAAGTATTAGAAGTACCTAATGACACTTTAGGTGGCTTACCCGCATGTCCGTATGCACAGCAAGCATGGAAACAAAACAAAGTACGTGTAATAGAAACTAAACATCTTGGTATTGAAGCTATTACACAAGCTAATCTGTTTGACAATACGTATGACTTAGTTGTAGTTGCTTCATATTATTTCCCTTCTCCACTACAGCTTAAAGAGTTTACTACATTTTTAAACGATACATACACACATAGAGATTTGCACATAATGGAGTTTCATCCTGACTATGGTGCAGAAGATGCAGACTTAGACTTTTTGTATGAACATGAGTGGGAATCTGACATAGAGGACGAATATGCAATGTTGTTTATTCAGTCTCTTAGTAAAGTAGATGATGCAAGTTTACGACTAGAAAAGCTAGGATATTATGATGTGTATCCTAAAGATGAGTATGAAGCACTCGTATTAGATAGAAGAAAACGGAGACAGAAACAATGGCAATGAAACCTAGAGCAATGAAAAAGAAAACACCTATGCGTGGTGGTGGTATGGCTAAAAAGAAAACTATGATGCGTGGGGGCGGTATGGCACCTAAAAAGAAAATGATGCGTGGTGGTATGGCCTCTAAGAAAAAGAAGTAATGTGGATTGCAGTTGTTTTAATTTGCGTTTCTCCTGTAGATGTTAAAACTTGTGACGTACTAGTTCGTACTGATCAAGGGTTTTTTAGTAAGGCTAGTTGTATAGCTCAAGTAGAAGAAGACGTAAGTATCATGACAAACGGTAGAAACTTCTACGCCCGTTATCAATGTTATCAAATGCAAGGCACAACTTAATGACTCTTATTTCTCACTTCCCTTTACCTAGTATGCCTTTTCAAACTCATGAGAATATTATATTTGAGAAGGCTGACAAAGATAGGTCCAGTAGGAACAATGAAGAATATAAACCAGAACAACCTAATCGCATTACGCCCGATACACCAGTAGAAGATTTAAAGCTAGTAAATCAGATGTATGCGTATAATCCTAATCCAAACAAACTACGTACACCTGACGGTCAGATCGTAGACTTTATAGTAGCATGAGAAACTAAATGGTAGCATTATCTTACGATACAGCAACTGAAAGTATTGCAGTTACAGCCACTTCAGGTGGGGCGAGTAGTAATGTTTTATATACTTGCCCTAATAACCATGATGCAGAAATTGCATTTTTACATGTAAGTAATGGGGCTGCATCTACTGGTAATATTTCTATTCAATGGTATCACAAAGAAGATGATGCGTATTATACTATAGTTGATAATAAGTCTATAGCAGGTAATGATGTTTATAATATGATTACTTCAGATAGATTATATATACATGCAGGTGATAAGATAACTGTATTTAATGGTGGTGGTAGCATGGGTGTTACTATCTCCGTAAAAGAATACTTTAATCCTAATAGAAAACAAAACGCATAGCGGGATTGCAAACTTGTATGTAGTACACTAACATAAAATATGATATAACTACCTCGCACCAAAAGCAAAAGGAGGTAGTGCACATGTTCAAACGTTTATTTAAAAGGTTCCAAGAGAACCAACAACGCAGAGCAGACTATTGGATACTCATGAACTTGAGTGACAAAGAACTGCACGATATGGGGATCAGTCGTGGCGAAGTCAGGCAAAAAGTCTACGGTTAATGCAGCGGGTAATTATACTAAGCCTACTATGCGTAAGCGCTTGGTTGCTTCCGTCAAAGCTGGCGGGAAAGGTGGAAAGCCAGGACAATGGTCCGCCAGGAAAGCCCAAATGGTCGCTAAGCAGTACAAAGCTAAGGGGGGTGGTTACAAATGATCACTAAAGTTAAATGCTACGTAAAGCGTGTAATCCGTGCTTTACTGAACCGTAAATGTGAATGTCAGTGTGAGTGCTGCTAAATGGCATTAGCTAAATCTCAGAAGAGCTTAAAGTCTTGGGGTAAGCAGAAGTGGAGAACCAAGAGTGGTAAACCTTCTACGCAAGGCCCGAAAGCGACAGGTGAGAGATACTTACCTGAGAAAGCTATTAAGTCTCTTAGTTCTTCTGAGTATGCTGCTACCTCACGAGCTAAACGAAAAGGCGCTGCTAAGGGTAAGCAGTTTGTGGCTCAGCCTAAAAAGATTGCAAAGAAAACCAGAGCCTACAGGAAAGTAAAGTAAGATGGCACGTAACTTAACAGAGAAGCAAAGTAAGTTTTTGGAGGTTCTCTTTGAAGAGGCACAAGGAGATGTTGTGCTCGCCAAGAAGCTTGCAGGTTATAACCCTGAGTCATCTACTACATCTATTGTGGAGTCATTGAAAGATGAGATATTTGACGCAACTAAATCATACATGTCAAGAGTTGGCCCTCGTGCTGCAGTTGCGTATGCCTCTGCTTTGGACGATCCTACCCAGCTAGGCATTAAAGAAAAGATGATGGCTGCAGGTCAGATCTTAGATCGTGCTGGTGTAGTAAAGACTGAAAGAGTAAACGTAGAGTCTTCAGGTGGTTTGTTTATTTTACCACCTAAGCAACAAGAGAGTGATGCATAATAATAACACTAAAGGACAGCGCTCTTTAAACTATGCGTACTGGATGCTACCTAAAGCACCGTTTAAAGTTAAGCTTTGGCAGCGGATACCTAGAGTAAGTACGTACATACCTTTTGGTTACGAGATAGATCCTGACGATGAGGATTGGCTATTACCGATAAGTAAAGAATTAGAACTTTTAGAGCTTGCAAAGAAACATCTAAAGAAGTATAGTTACCGTCAAGTATCTGCGTGGTTAACTACACAATCAGGTAGAAGCATTACCCACGATGGATTAAAGAAGAGAATAGATGTCGAGCGTAAAAGAAAAAGACTTACTACAATTAAACGCCAGCTTGCCCAGCGGCTCGAAAAAGCGTTACGTCAGATCGAAGTCCTCGAAAAAGAAAGACCAGGTTGCTACACCTACGAAGAACAAGAAGACGGAGACAGTAGCAGCAGCACCACCTCCAAGCCCAGCGCAAGTAAAGCCTCCTGAGTTTGACCCTATAGAAGCACAAAACATTGTATTCAGGCCAAACCCAGGACCACAGACGCAGTACTTAGCTTCAGGTGAACGTGAGGTGTTGTATGGTGGGGCAGCAGGTGGCGGTAAGAGTTACGCTACATTAGCTGATCCTTTACGTAACATGAACAACCCAGACTTCAGTGGTCTACTTGTACGTCACACGACAGAGGAACTTAGGGAACTCATACAGAAAAGCCAAGAGTTGTACCCTAAAGCTATACCAGGTATTAAGTGGTCTGAGCGTAAGAGTCAGTGGACTACACCTAGAGGCGGCACATTGTGGATGTCGTACTTGGATAGAGATACTGACGTTATGCGTTACCAAGGTCAGGCGTTTAACTACATAGCGTTTGACGAACTTACGCAGTGGGGTAGCCCCTATAGCTGGAATTACATGCGCTCACGTTTACGTAGTGCAAACAAAGACTTAGGCTTGTACATGCGAGCCACGACTAACCCAGGTGGACAAGGACACTCTTGGGTAAAGAAAATGTTCATTGACCCAGCATCACCTAATACGCCTTTCTGGGCAACGGACATTGAGACTGGTGAGGTATTGAAGTTCCCATCAGGGCATAGTAAAGCTGGTCAACCCCTATTTAAACGAAGGTTCATACCTGCCAGTCTATTTGATAATCCGTATTTAGCTGAGAGTGGCGACTACGAAGCAATGCTTCTGTCACTTCCTGAGCATCAACGCAAGCAACTACTAGAAGGTAATTGGGATGTCAACGAAGGTGCTGCCTTTCCTGAGTGGAACAGAGCCATACATGTCGTTGAGCCTTATAAAATTCCCTCTAGCTGGACTAAGTTTAGAGCTTGCGACTACGGCTACGGAAGTTTCACAGGCGTTGTCTGGTTTGCTGTATCACCCAGTGAGCAGCTTGTTGTCTACAGAGAGTTATATTGTTCTAAAGTTACAGCTACTGATCTAGCTGATATGATACTTGAAGCTGAAAGTGAAGATGGCAGTATCAGGTACGGTGTGTTAGATAGCTCCCTGTGGCACAAACGAGGCGACACAGGCCCGTCCTTGGCTGAGCAGATGAACCAAAAGGGATGTCGATGGCGTCCTTCTGACCGTTCACGAGGCTCACGGGTTGCAGGTAAGAACGAGCTTCACCGCCGTTTGCAAGTTGATGAGTACACAGAGGAGCCAAGACTCGTGTTTTTCTCGACTTGCACCAACACTATAGCACAGTTACCTAGCATACCGCTAGATAAAAGAAACCCTGAAGATGTTGATACAAATGCAGAAGACCACTTGTATGATGCAATCAGGTATGGTATAATGACTAGACCAAGAAGTTCTTTATGGGACTTCAATCCAGTTTCACATAATGCAGGGTTTCAAGCTGCAGATTCAACTTTCGGATATTAAGCATGGCAGAAAACAACGATCAAGGCGAATTGTTTGAAACAGATGATTTGGCTGTTATTGAAGACGGTGATGAACTAGATGCACCTAGTGTAGTATCTTACGTTGAGTCACGCTTTAAACGTGCAGAGGATGCACGATACGCAGATGAAACTCGTTGGTTACGTGCTTACCGTAACTACCGTGGTATTTATGGAACAGATGTTCAATTCACTGAAACTGAAAAGTCTCGTGTTTTTGTTAAGGTAACTAAGACTAAAACGTTAGCAGCGTATGGTCAGATCGTTGACGTACTGTTTGGTAGCTCACGTTTCCCTCTTACAGTTAACCCTACTACGTTACCTGATGGTGTAGCTGAGTCATTGCACGTAAGCATTAACCCACAGGCTGAGCAAGCCACTGAGCAACTTACATCAGCTTTCGGTGAGGAACCTAAGGTAAGCTACTTGTTTGACCCTAACGAGAAGCTCAAGCCAGGTGAAACTATGTTTGACCGCATGAAGCGTATGGGTCCACTGAAAGATAAACTTGATGTCTTCGGTGAGAAAGTTATGGAAGGTCCAGGCACTACGCAGGACACAGTAACGTTTCACCCTGCTATGGTTGCAGCTAAGAAGATGGAAAAGAAGATCCACGATCAGTTAGAAGAGAGTGGAGCTAATAAACAGTTACGTCATACAGCTTTCGAGATGGCACTCTTCGGTACAGGTATTATGAAGGGTCCGTTTGCTATAGATAAAGAGTACCCTAACTGGAATGATGAGGGTGAGTATGACCCCTTAATCAAGACAGTACCATCTACGAGTCACGTATCTATATGGAACTTTTATCCTGATCCTGATGCGTACAACATGGATGAGGCAGAGTATGTAGTTGAGCGTCACCGTATGACACGCTCACAGATGAGAGCATTAAAGTCTAGACCGTTCTTCCGTAAAGACTCTATTGATGAAGCTATTGCACTTGGTGAGTCTTACGATAAGAAGTACTGGGAGCAAGACATGGAGGATGACAGTGTAAGTAACACTGCTCCTGAACGTTATGAGATCCTAGAGTTCTGGGGTTACGTAGACTCAGAGATCCTAGAAGATAATGGTGTACGTATTCCTAGCGAGTTAAAGGATGCAGAGCAACTGAGTGTTAACGCTTGGGTATGTAACGGTACAGTACTACGCTTAGTACTTAACCCATTCAAGCCAGCACGTATTCCTTACTATTCTGTACCTTATGAGTTAAACCCTTACAGCTTCTTTGGTGTAGGTATTGCAGAAAACATGGATGATACGCAGACATTAATGAATGGTTTCATGCGTATGGCTATTGATAATGCTGCACTCAGTGGTAACTTAATCATTGAAGTTGATGAGACAAACTTGGTCCCTGGGCAGGACTTATCTGTGTACCCAGGCAAGGTGTTTCGCAGACAGGGGGGAGCACCAGGACAAGGCATCTTTGGGACTAAGTTCCCTAACGTTGCTGGCGAGAACATGCAACTTTTTGATAAAGCAAGGGTATTAGCTGATGAAAGTACAGGCTTCCCAAGTTTTGCTCACGGTCAAACAGGTGTCAGTGGAGTGGGTAGAACTGCTTCTGGCATTTCTATGCTTATGTCTGCAGCTAACGGTAGCATACGAAATGTTGTCAAGAATGTCGATGATTATTTGATTGCACCATTAGGTCGTGCTTTCTTTAGCTTCAACATGCAGTTTGACTTTGACACAGACATCAAGGGTGACTTAGAAGTTAAAGCGTCAGGTACAGAAAGCTTGATGGCTAACGAGGTACGCTCACAGCGCCTGATGCAGTTTATGGGTGTAGCTTCTAATCCAGCGCTTATGCCGTTTGTGAAGAGCGACTACATTATTCGTGAGATAGCTAAGTCTATGGATCTTGATCCTGATAAAGTAACTAACTCATTGAGTGATGCAGCTATTCAAGCTGAGATACTAAAGAAGTTCACACAGCCACCCGAACCACCTGAGGGTGCAGCAATGCAGGGACCACCCGCACCACC